TCCTCGAAAGCAAAAAAGACATGAAGTCGAGGGGGCTAGCCTCGCCCGACGCCGCCGACGCCATAGCGGTTACGTTCGCGTTTCCCGTTGCTCGCCGCGAAACGGTTGACCGCAACCCGCGCAAGGGGTACTCTGGCGCAGGAATTTCAACTTCGTGGCTTGGAGCCTGACATGGCCAACACAAAAGCAATCGGCGTCGCGTTTCTGGACCAGGACATTACCGGCGCGGATTTCGTTAGCGCCGGAACAGTGTACGCTACCGCCGAAATTGGCTACGCCGCGTCCGCGCAGGGCACGGTCACGCAGGCTACCAGCAAGGCCACTGGTGTCACGTTGAACAAGTCGGCAGGCCGCATCACCATGAACGGCGCGGCGCTGGCGGGCAACACCGCAGAGTCGTTCACGCTGACAAACTCAATTCTGAGCGCCAAGGACGTGATTGTCGTGTGCATCAGCGGCGGCGCGACGGCAGCGGCCTACACGGTCTATGTGTCCAGCATGGCTGCTGGCTCGGCGGTCATCACACTGCGCAACATGACTGCTGGTTCGCTGTCGGAAGCGGTGGTGGTCAACTTCGCCATCATCCACAACGCGCCGTAATCAGCCATGCCGCTGGTCAAGTCGTCCTCCAAAGGTGCCTTCCGCAGTAATGTCAAAGCGGAAGTGGCGGCTGGCAAGCCGCTGAAACAGGCGGTCGCCATCGCGTACTCAACCAAGCGCGCGGCGGAAGCCCCGAAAGCAAAGCCTACGGCCAAAAAGGGCAAATAATGGCTGCGAACGACGTAAAAGCCGCCGGTAAGGTCTCCGAAGCTGACGACCACGACCGTCTGGCGACGATGCGTTCGCGGTTCACTATGGCTATTTCCGCATATTCGGACAGCCGCGAGGACGAGTTGGACGATCTGCGCTTCATGGCCGGATCGCCCGACAACCAGTGGCAGTGGCCCGCCGATGTGCTGGCCACCCGTGGCTCGGTGCAGGGCCAGACGATCAACGCGCGGCCGTGCCTGACGATCAATAAGCTGCCGCAGCACGTCCGGCAGGTGACGAACGAGCAGCGCCAGAATCGCCCGACCGGCAAGGTCATCCCGGCGGACGACAAGGCCGACGTGGAGGTCGCCGAGATCTTCGACGGCATGGTGCGGCACATTGAGTACATCTCGGACGCCGACGTGGCCTACGACACGGCCTGCGACAACCAGGTCACCTACGGCGAGGGCTACATCCGCATTTTGACGGAGTACTGCCGCGAGGACAGCTTCGATCAGGATCTGAAGATTGGCCGCGTCCGCAACTCGTTCTCGGTCTACATGGACCCCACCATTCAAGACCCGTGCGGGTCTGACGCTGAGTGGTGCTTCCTGACGGAAGACATGACCAAGGACGAGTACGAACGTATGTTTCCGAATGCCTCGCCGGTCAGTTCCATGATGACGCAGGGCGTGGGCGACCAGTCGCTCGCGCAGTGGCTGAGCGAGGACACGGTCCGCATTGCGGAATATTTCTATTACGAGCACAAGTCGGCAAAGTTGAACCTGTATCCGGGTAACTTAACGGCCATTGACGGCTCGCCGCAGGACAAGCAGCTCAAGCTGATGTTCCAGAAGCCGCTGCGCACGCGCAACGTGGACCAGCGCAAGGTCAAGTGGCTCAAGACCAACGGTTTTGAGGTGTTGCAGGAGCAGGACTGGGCGGGCAAATACATTCCGGTGATCCGCGTCGTCGGCAACGAATGGGAAGTGGACGGGCAGCTCTACGTGTCCGGTCTGGTGCGCAACGCCAAGGACGCGCAGCGCATGTACAACTATTGGGTCAGCCAAGAAGCCGAGATGCTGGCGCTGGCACCCAAAGCACCCTTCATTGGTTACGGCGGCCAGTTTGAAGGTTACGAAAACCAATGGAAGACGGCCAACACGACCAACTGGCCCTACTTGGAGGTCAACCCGGATGTCACTGATGGCGCTGGGTCGGCTCTTCCGCTTCCGCAGCGCGCAGCGCCCCCGCTCGCACAGACTGGCCTCATACAGGCGAAAATGGGGGCTTCTGACGACATCAAGGCCACCACGGGTCAGTACGACAGTTCACTTGGCGCGACCAGCAACGAGCGGTCTGGCAGGGCCATTTTGGCTCGTGAAAAACAGGGCGATACGGGTACGTATCACTACGTAGACAACCTGTCGCGCGCCATCCGGTACGTCACGCGGCAGCTTGTGGACATGATCCCCAAGATCTACGACACGGAGCGGATTGCGCGCATCGTCGGCCTCGACGGCGAGGTCGGCATGGTGAAGATCAACCCGCAGCAGCCCGAAGCTGTCAAGCAGATCGTTGACCAGATGGGCGTCGTGATCGAAAAGGTCTACAATCCGTCCGTTGGCGTCTACGACGTGTGCGTCACGACCGGGCCGGGCTACATGACCAAGCGCCAAGAGGCGCTGGACGCCATGTCAATGCTGCTCCAGTCGAACCCAGACCTCTGGAAGGTTGCGGGCGACCTGTTCATCAAGAACATGGACTGGCCTGGTGCGCAGGAGATGGCCAAGCGGTTCGCCAAGATCATCGACCCGAAGGTCATGGACGGCGAGGACCAGTCGCCGGAAATGCAGATGGCCAAACAGCAGATTGAGGCCATGACGCAGCACATGCAGCAGATGGAAGGCATGTTGCAGCGCGTCCAGCAGTCGATGGAATCGCAGGAACTGGACATCAAGAAGTTCGACTCGCAGGTAAAGGCGTACGATGCCGAAACCAAGCGCATTTCGGCTGTGCAGGCGTCCATGTCCACCGAACAAATCCAAGATATCGTGATGGGAACCATCCACGCGGCTATCGACACGGGCGATTTGATCAGCAACATGCCCGACCGTGGGCAGCTTGAGCAGAACGAGTTTGGCGACGCGCCTGCAATGGCCCCACAGATGGGCGAGATGCCTATGGAACAGCCTCCGCAGCCTGACATGATGGGACAAGGCCAATGAAACCCGCTGACTTCATCGGTTGCATGTTTCTGGCGCGGGATGTGGCCCATTCCGTCCACCTGAACACGCGCAGCTATGCCAAACACATGGCCTTGAACGCCTTTTATGACGAGATTGTCGATCTAGCCGACTCTTTTGCCGAAGCGTATCAAGGCCGCCACGGTCTGGTCGGCCCGATCACGTTGCATTCGGCTAAAAAGACCACTAATATCGTCGAGTTTTTGACGGAAAGCTTGGCCGAGATTGAAGAAGCTCGGTATAAGGTCTGCGACAAGGACGAGACGGCCATTCAGAACATCATCGACGAGATCGTCGGTCTGTACCTGACGACCCTTTACAAACTTCGCTTCTTGGCGTGAGGCTCTGACATGGAACTTTTGAACCCGCTTATTGGCGACCAGTTTGTAGCGCGCACGGCGTCTTTCACCGGCACCGCTGGCTCGACTGGTACTTGGCCCGCTGGCCCGCAGGGTGTTGTCGTCTGGTCCGATCAGGCGTGCTACATCTTGGTTGGCGAGGGCGTAACCGCCACGACAGCTAACGGCACACCGCTCCCGGCCAACACGCCGGTTCCCTTCGTCGTACCTAGCGGCACGGGCGCGCCTTGGCGCGTCAGCGCCATCCAGGTCAGCACGGGCGGCACGCTGTACGCGAAGCCGATCAACATCCGATGAGCTTTGGCATCCCCGTCCGAAACGGCCTTGGGCTTGGTCTGCTGGCGTCTACGACGCTGGCAACCGGGCGCATTGCGTTTGGCCCCGGCCCTACGGGCAACGGCCTCGTCTGGGGCGCGGGTAACTATCTGGTCTGGGGCGCGGGCAACTTCTTGACTTGGGGTTAACACATGGCAGTCGATCTTAAAACCCTCACGCCCACCTCGCCGTTAGCAAAGACGGGATTCCTCTTTGGTGCGGAAAGTCAAGATGTGGGCACCACCAACCCGTCCGTCTACTCGACGCAAGCTGTCGCCAGAACGCTGCTGGGGTCCACGTCGCTGACGGGGGATGTGCTGACGGCTGACGCTCCGGTTTTGAACCTGACGCAGACTTGGAACAATGGCGCGGTTACGTTTACGGGCGTGAGGTTTAACGCTGCCGGAACGTCTAACGCAAATAGCTCGTCAACGTCGTTGCTCATAGACCTTCAGGTTAATGGAGTGAGTAAATTTAAGGTTGGTAAAGATAGTATTGTTTATAATGTTCTTCAAATGTACAAAGGCAACACACAAACCGGCGTTGCTATTAATCTGGAAGACGTTCCCGATGGCTTTACTGCCACCGGGGCTACGCTTAGAATATTTTCAGCAAAAGGTTCTCCTGATCCGGGTATTACGTTAAATTCGGCTTATGCCCTTGGCTGGAGCGCGTCAGACAATACAAGAAACGCGTACGACACCGTCCTTACTCGCAAGGCAGAACGCAACCTCCGGCTTGGATTGGCAGACGCAGCCTCGGCCCTAGCTCAGACGCTCTCCGTTCAGTCTGTTGTGGCAAACACGACCAACGGCGCTGGCGCGGCCTTTACGATCAATGGCTCGCAGGGCACTGGCTCGGGCGCTGGCGGCAGCATCATCTTCCAGACGGCTCCGGCTAATACGGGCGGCGGCGCTACAATCCAAAATGTGCTGGCTCCGGCGCTGACGATTGTGAGTGATAAGTCTGTCAGGTCTGGAAACGCCATTTTTCAAGATGGCTACCTTTCGTTGTTTGTTAATGTATCTGATGCGCAATCTTTAAACTTTACCCAACGTTCAATTATTTTCTCTACAGGCATAAGTAACTCAGCTATTACGCTAAACGCAAACGGTGTAATTGGGTTCACATCCGCCACGTCGGGTGATGTAGGCGTCATTATGGACACCATTTTACGCCGCGACGACGCCAACATCCTCGCCCAGCGCAACGGCGTCAACGCTCAGACCTTCCGCGTCTACAACACCTACACCGATGGGTCGAACTACGAGCGGTTGAGCTTTGCACAGGTTAGTTCCGAATGGCGCATTTCCAGCGAAGCAGCAGGGTCTGGAAGCGTAAGGTCGGTTGCCATTTATGCTGGCGCAACGCAATTGTTTCAGTTTGCGACGGGGTCTTCTTATTTTGGCTCAAACCTAAACGCAAACGTTGACAACACATATGATATCGGAGCCGCAAGCAACTACCGCCCGCGCTACATCCGGGCCGTGTCTGCAATCGTCACCGCGCCGCGAACTCTTGCCGCCGGTGCATCACAGATAGCTTCTGCGGCAACGGCTGGCGCTGGCGCACGCTCGTTTGTAACCGACGCTAGCATGAGCATGACGCTTGGCGTAGGCACCGTGGCCACGGCTGGCGGTGCAAATGCTGTACCTGTATATAGTGACGGCACTAACTGGCTTATCGGCTAACATAGGGGAAAACATGCTCACGCTTAACCTCACCAACGAAGAAGCCAACGCCCTCGGAGCCCTGCTGGACGCAGCCGTCAAGGCTACCGGCATTCAGGGGGCCAAGGCCGCAGTTATCCTTTTCGAGAAACTTGAACAGGCGGCGAAGGCCGCTCAGAACGTGGAGCCGACCAATGACTGATTACGCCATTCAGGTTACCGATGGCTACGTTGTCCCGGAAGGGCCGCTGGACGCCACGCAGTACGTCAACTTCGTGATGAACCGCGCCGCCGAGAGCTACATGGCCCAGTACAAGACCGCCACCGTCAACGAGGGCATTCAGGCTGCGTGTGACGCCTACAACGCCGCGCTGCCGGTGCCGCCTGTCGAGGAGCAAGCGCCATGACAACTCAGTATTTTTGGGCCGTAAACTCCATGACGGCGTACCCGCAGTACGCAGGCGAAACGGATGTCGTCTTCCAGATCGCTTGGGTCTGCTCCGCCACGGACGGCACGTACAACTCCGCCGCCTACGGCTCGGTTGACACGACCTACGTTGCCGGATCGCCCTTCACGGCTTACGCTGACTTGACCATTGATCAGGTCAACGGCTGGGTCGCCACCGCGCTTGGCCCGGACGGCATTGCCAAGGCTCAGGCTGACTGCGACGCGGCTATCGCCGCCCAGCAGGACACGTCCAAGCCCGTCACGCCGCCCCTGCCGTGGAACATCCCGACGCCCGCGCCGGACCCAGTGCCGCCGGTTGAAGAGCTGGTCTGATTATTGACGCCGACGACGCCTTGTCGTAATGTCAAGCCATAACCGTACTGGTGAGGTTCACCAGGTATCCGAAAGGACACATAACGTATGAGCGATGAAGCTCTAGAACTATCAGCGGTTGACACCGCGCCGGTTGCTGAAGCCACGGCGGCTCCTGCTCCTGTTGACACCCAGCCGGATGAATCCACGACGGAAGCGACCAAGTCTTTCTCACAGGAAGAGCTTGACGCCATTGTCGGAAAGCGTCTTGCACGCGAACAGCGGAAATGGGAACGAGAGCAGGCCCAACGTTTAGCCGATCTGGAGGTCCGTAGGGCACCCACGATCAACCCGCCTGATGTCAACGACTTTGACAATGCCCAAGCCTACGCGGAAGCGTTGGCGGAACGCAAAGCCCAAGAGTTGGTCGCCAGACGGGATTCGGCAAAACAGCAGGCGGCTCTTCTGGATGTCTATCACGAAAAGGAAGAGGACGCTCGGAGCCGCTACGACGACTTTGAACAGGTCGCGTACAATCCGAACCTCCCCGTCACGGACGTGATGGCCCAGACGATCCAAGCTTCGGACAACGGCCCCGATGTCATCTATTGGCTCGGTTCCAACCCGAAAGAAGCCGGTCGCATCTCTGCCCTTCCGCCTATCCTGCAAGCGCGAGAAATCGGACGAATTGAGGCCAAGCTGGCCGCAAGCCCTCCGGTTAAGAAAACATCAAATGCTCCCGCGCCGATTGCTCCGATTGCAAGCTCCAGATCGTCTGGAACGCCCGCTTACGATACGACCGACCCTCGCTCTGTAAAGACCATGAGCACGTCGGAGTGGATTGAAGCTGAGCGTATGCGTCAGATCAAGAAGCAGGAAGCGAAGCGCAACCGCTAGCTTTTTGAAGGAATATCAAACGTGGGCAATCAAATCCTTACTATCGACATGATCACCCGGAAGGCTCTCGAAATCCTCGAGAACAACCTGGTGCTCACCCGCAACGTCAACCGCCAGTACGACGACTCGTTCGCCGTTGAAGGCGCTAAGATCGGCTCGACCCTCCGCATCCGCCTCCCCGACCGCGCTCTGGTCACGGACGGCGCTGCGCTCCAGGTTCAGGACGACAACGAGCAGTTCACGACCCTGACCGTCTCCTCGCAGAAGCACATTGGCGTGAACTTCACGTCCGCTGAGCTGACGATGCAGCTTGACGACTTCGCGGAACGTGTTCTCAAGCCGCGTATCTCGCAGCTCGCCTCCAGCATCGACGCCGATGTCGCCAACTCGTTCCAGTCAATCTACAACTCGGTTGGCACGCCCGGCACCGTCCCGTCCACCTCGCTCGTCCTGCTTCAGGCCCAGCAGAAGCTGAACGAGTTTGCCGCCCCGATGTCCCCGCGCTATGCGACGGTCAACCCGGCTGCGAACGCTGGCCTCGTCGAAGGCATGAAGGGTCTCTTCAACCCGACCTCCACCATCAGCCGCCAGTTCAAGAACGGCATGATGGGCGAAGGCATCCTTGGCCTTGAAGAAGTCAACATGTCCCAGTCGATCCGTCAGTTCCTGACCGGCTCGGCCGCGCGTTCTGACTCGCTCGCCGTCAAGACCACCCTGTCCACGCAGGGCGTCAACACGATCACGTTCAAGTCGGCCACCAACGCGAGGACCGTCGTCCCCGGCGATGTCTTCACGATTGCCAACGTGTACGCGGTCAACCCGCAGGTCCGTGAGTCCACTGGCTCGCTCCAGCAGTTCGTTGTGACCAACACGGTCACCTCGTCCGGCACCGAGTTCGCCAACGTCACGTTCTCCCCGGCGATCTACACCTCGACGAACGCTCTCGCGACCGTCGATGCGTTCCCCGTGGCTGACGCTGCCGTCACCCTGCTTGGTTCGGCCAGCACCTACTACCCGCAGAACCTTGTGTACCACAAGGACGCGATCACCTTCGCCACTGCCGACCTTCTGCTTCCGCAGGGTATCGATATGGCCTCGCGTCAGGTCCACAACGGCATCTCGCTCCGCGTTGTCCGCCAGTACGACATCAATAACGACCGTCTCCCGTGCCGTATTGACGTGCTGTATGGCTTCAACACGATCCGCCCGCAGATGGCCACGCGCCTCTGGGGCTAAGCCAACCCGCCCCCGGCTAACGCCGGGGGCATTTCCTTTTCTTGAAAGGCTCTTAACATGGCTCTCCCTTCTGTTGGCGGTGGCTATCAGTTTAACGATGGCAACCTGAACGAAGTCAAAATCACCGTCGCCGCTGTCCCGGCTACGGCAACCGACAGCGCCACGCTGACGGTCGCCCAGCTGACCAACGGCATCATCATCGGCACACCGACGACGACGGCGGCCTACACGCTGCCTCTGGCGACGGACCTTGAAGCCGTGCTGACGAACTCCAAGCCTGGCTCGACGTTTGACTTCCGCGTCATCAACACGACGACGGCGGGCGTCATCACCATGACCACCAACACCGGCTGGTCTATCGGCAGCAGCGGTTCGCAAGGTCTTATGACCATTGCGGCTACGGCTGGCACCGTGCGCTCCTTCCGCGCGCGTAAAACTGCCGACAATTCTTGGGCGCTCTACGCGATCTCGTAAGCAAATCGGCCCCTGCTTCGGCAGGGGCCACCTTTTCAGGGAATTCTATGCACATCTATCTGCGTCACCCGGACCACGGCACCAAGGTCGCCACGATGGACCTTGAGGCGATTTATGATGAAGAGAACGGCTGGACGCGCTATACTCCCGGCGAACAGCCCGCCGCGCAGGCGAACGAACTGGTCACCAGACGACGCGGGCGTCGTCCTTTGGTTGAGGAAGTAGCGGCAGATGGCAACGACAGCGGGCGATCAGATTAATGGTGCGCTTCGGCTCCTCGGCGTTCTAGCTGAAGGTGAAACGCCGTCTGCGGCCACGTCGCAGGACGCGCTAACGGCGCTCAACCAGATGATTGACTCGTGGAACACCGAACGGCTTGCGGTGTTCTCCACGCAGGACCAAGTGTTTAGCTGGCTGCCGGGCAACATCTCGCGCACGCTCGGCCCGACCGGCAACTTCGTCGGCAACCGCCCGATCCTGCTGGACGACTCAACCTATTTTCGCGATCCGGCCAGCGGCATCTCTTACGGCATCAAGATCATCAACCAGCAGCAGTATGACGGCATCGCCGTCAAGACTGTGACCAGCACCTACCCGCAGGTGATCTGGCTTAACATGACCTACCCTGACATCGAGATGTACATCTACCCGGTGCCGACCAAGGTGTTGGAATGGCATTTCATTTCGGTTGAGGAGCTGACGCAGCCCGCCACAATCGCAACAACACTAGCCTTCCCGCCGGGCTACCTCCGCGCGTTCCGCTACAATCTGGCTTGCGAAATGGCCCCGGAGTTCGGCGTCGAACCAACACCCACGGTGTCGCGCATCGCGATGGCGTCCAAACGCAACCTGAAGCGCATCAATAATCCGGGCGACATCATGGCGCTGCCGTACAGCATCGTTGGTACAAGACAGCGTTACAATATTTTCGCGAGCAACTACTAATGCAGTCGCCCATCCTCGGCTCCGCATACGTAGCCCGCAGCGTCAACGCTGCGGATAACCGCATGATTAACATGTTTCCTGAAGTTGTGCCTGAAGGCGGCAAGCAGCCTGCGTTCCTTCAACGTGCGCCGGGGCTAAATTATCTTGCGACAATGGGCGCAGGCCCAATACGTGGGCTTTGGCAATTCGGCGACTACGGCTACGCCGTGTCGGGCACGTTGCTCTATAAAATCGACACCGATTTTAACGTCGTATCTAAAGGCACCGTGGCGGGAACTGGCCCCGTGTCAATGGTTGATAACGGCACGCAATTGTTTATCGCGGCGGGCGCTACCGGCTACATCTACAACGCAAACACGGACGTGTTTGCGCAGATCACGGATGTTGACTTTGCGGGCGCGGTAACGGTCGGGTTCCTTGACGGCTATTTCGTATATAATCAGCCCAACAGCCAGAAATTCTGGGTCACGACGCTGTACGACGGCACGTCCGTAGACCCGCTTGATTTTGCCAGCGCCGAAGGCTCGCCTGATAATCTGGTATCACTAATCGTGGACCACCGCGAAGTCTGGCTGTTCGGTCAAAATTCAACCGAAGTCTGGTACGACGCCGGTTTGCCGGATTTTCCGCTATCCCGCATTCAAGGCGCGTTTATTGAAATTGGCTGCGCTGCGCCATTTTCGGTTGCCAAACTCGACAACGGCGTGTTCTGGCTCAGTTCGGATGCGCGCGGGCGGGGCATGGTATACCGATCCAACGGTTACGCTGGCGTCCGCATTTCAACGCATTCTGTTGAATGGCAAATCCAGCAATATACCGACATTTCAGACGCTGTGGCGTACACCTACCAGCAAGACGGCCACGCCTTCTACGTGCTGAATTTTCCTTCCGCCGACATCACATGGGTTTATGATGTGGCTACGCAGGCTTGGCACCAGCGCGCTGGATGGCTTAACAACGCGTATACCCGTCATCGGGGCAACTGCCAGATGGCGTTCAACGGCCAGATCGTAATCGGAGATTATCTGGGCGGTCAAATTTACGCTTACGACCCTACGGTCTATACCGAAGCAGGGTCCGTCCAAAAATGGTTGCGTTCTTGGCGGGCGTTGCCTACCGGCACCAACAACTTGCGCCGCACAACGCACCACACCTTGCAACTTGATTGCGAGTCAGGCGTGGGCCTAGACGGCTCGTCAGACACCGTTACCGTGCAAGGCAGCGACCCGCAGGTCATGTTGCGCTGGTCAGATGATGGCGGGCATACTTGGTCTAACGAGCATTGGCGGTCAATGGGTAAGCTGGGCCAAACAGGCCGCCGCGTCATATGGCGCAGGCTTGGCATGACCATGAAACTTCGCGACCGCGTGTATGAGATTTCGGGGACAGACCCCGTTAAGATCACCATTATGGGCGCGGAAATTGTCGTGGACCCTACCAATGCCTGATAACATCACACAAATCCCGGCCCCGCGTGTCCTGCTCTGGGACACGATGACGAACTATGTGACGCGCGCCTGGTATCGGTATTTCTACAACCTTTACGCCATTCTTGGCAGCGGCTCGCTCCGTAGCGGGGCGTTTTACGACACCACTACACAGACCGCCGCCGCTATCGACACGGCCTACGCCATAACGCTTAACAACACCAGCATAAGCCAAGGCGTCAGCATTGGGACGCCCACATCGCGGGTCTATGTGGACCGCACAGGCGCATACAACATTCAGGTCTCGTTGCAATTAATCAGCCTCAATGCACCAGCCAAAAATCTTGTTGTTTGGGTAAACGTAAATGGGGCATCAGTGGCGGAAAGTTCTAGGTTCTTGACCGTTTTAGGGGTTAATTACATTTACGCCCCTGCGTGGAATTTTGTCATTCGTATGAACGCAGGCGATTATTTTGAACTTATGTGGGCTACTACGATTGTTGGCGTAGCGATATTCCGTGTAGGCCCCTATGCGCCCGCTCCGAACGTTCCCTCGGTCAATCTGACCGTAGCTGCAAACATAGGTGAATAATGGCTGTCCTCACCCCCACCCCTAAAACAGCTTTTGTTAACGCTGCTGGCGAACCGCTCGTCGGCGGAAGGCTGTACACCTACATCGCGGGCACAACTACGCTGCAAACGACCTACACGGATTCAACCGCAGCAACGGCCAACACTAACCCGGTCATCTTGGACTCCCGTGGGGAAGCTAACGTCTGGCTGGGCGGCGCTATCTATAAGTTTGTGCTGAAAGATGCTACCGACGCCTTGATCTGGTCGGTGGACAACATTTCGGCGCCTACAGCGGCCGTGTCGCCTGTGCTGTCGGGAAACGTCACTATTTCCTCTGACACGCCTTCGGCCGCGCTGACAATCACACAGACCGGCACAGGCGCGGCGCTCAGGGTGCAGGACTCCACCGATCCTGACTCTACGCCGTTTCTTATCGACAACACCGGCCAAGTCGGTATCGGCACCGCCACGCCTGTGTCCGCGCTTGAAGTCGCAAGTCCAGGTGTGATTACGGGCGCGTGGGCGTACTTGCCCGCTGGCACAGCAATGCTGTTTGCGCAAACGTCCGCGCCTACCGGCTGGACGAAAAGCACAGCCCACAACAACAAAGCTTTGCGTGTCGTCAGCGGGGCTGCGAGCAGCGGCGGCTCCGTTGCGTTTACAACCGCGTTTGCGTCGCAGTCCGTGGCGGGTACGGTCGGCAGCACGGTGCTGACAACCAGCCAAATTCCATCCCATACGCATAGCCTAAGCGCCACACCAATCGTTGGCAGCGGGTTTGGTTATACGGGAAGCACTGGCGTCACCGGGGCGACCCAAACAGCCACTGGTTCTGCTGGTGGCGGTCTTGGCCATGATCACACATTCACTGGGACAGCGATCAATCTGGCCGTCCAGTACGTCGATGTCATCATCGCGACCAAGGACTGACGATGCAGCTCAAGAATGGCACGTTCTGCCCCCTGATCAAAAAGGACTGCGTCCAGCTCCAGTGCGCTTGGTTCACGCAATTGCGCGGGACGCACCCTCAGACGGGTGCAGAGATTGACGAGTGGATGTGCGCCATTTCGGCCATGCCCATGCTACAGATTGAGGTCGCCAAGGAAGCCCGCCAGGGTGCTGCGGCGACGGAGAGCTTTCGAAACGAGATGGTACGGGTGCAGGGCGAATTTTTGCCTCCCGTGCAACAGGTGCAGATTACGGGGGGCACTTCGTGACAGACTACGAGCAGTTCCTGATTGTGCACGGTTTGACCGATAGTTTTGGAGCTTTTACCCTGTGAAGAACTTTCTTAAAATCGCTGAAGGCGTGGACGTTACCCCGGTCCTGCACGCGCTTATGGTCAATCCTGACCTGTGGGACGAGCACACGCTCCGCACGACGCACGCCGAGACGGCGCACGCCGCAGCCAGCGACATCTGGCTCATGTTTAACGACGTGTCAGGCGAAGTCGTTAACGACATCCAAGTGCAGCCATACCGCGCGTGGGACGTTCTCAAGCCGCTGCGGGCGCTCATTCTAGACCTGATCCACCGCGTCAACGGCGTGCAGCTTGGCCGTTGCATCGTCACGCGCCTGCCGCCGGGCGCGGTCATCACGCCGCATGTGGACTCCGGCGCGCCCGCGACGTTCTATACCCGTTACCAGATCGCGCTCCAGAGCCTGCCCGGCGCGCTGTTCCATATCGAAGACGAAACGGTAAACTTTCGCTCCGGCGACATTTGGCTGATTAACAACAAGGCGGAACATTCCGTGGTGAACAACAGCGCCGACGACCGGATCGTCTGCATCGTGGACATTCGGAGCGCATGATGTTGACCACCCAAGTTGAGCCATGGTCTGAGTTTGTTGTGGAGGTTCAGCCGCTTTTCCCACAGCATTGGGAGGAGCTGGCGCTCAACAAGGACAAAGTTCCGCTCGCGCCGCAGTATCACGTGTACGCCGCCCGTGAGGCCGCAGGCGAACTGATGGTGATAACCCTGCGTGACAAAGGGCGGCTAGTAGGCTATTTTGTCGGAATCGTCGCGCCCGGCTTGCATTACCGCACTTGTCTGACGCTGACAATGGACATCTTTTGGACTCACCCCGACATTCGGGGCGGGTTTGCGGGCGTAAAATTGTTTCGCGCGGTTGAAAAAGAAGCGAAAAGGCGAGGCGTGCAACGTATGTTCTACGGCTCCAAGCTTCACAAGGACTGCGGCAGTCTGTTCCGGTATCTGGGCTTGGAGCCCATCGAGACGTACTATTCCAAATGGATAGGGGCTTAAAATGGTCGCAGTCGCAATTGCCGGAGCCGCCGCTGTTGGTGCTGGCGCGTCCATCTACAGCTCAAGCAAAGCCGCTGACGCGCAGAAAGAGGGCATTGCTGCCTCGACCGCCGCGCAGCAGGCGGCGGCGGATAAGAGCATCGCCGCCCAACGCGAAATGTTTGACATTGGCCGCGCGGACCTCGCGCCGTACCGTGAAGGCGGCGTCACAGCGCAAAATCAAATCTTGCAGCTATTGGGGATTGGCGGCAACACTTCAGCGGAAAATTACGGAAAATACGCTAAAGATTTCGGCATGTCGGACTTTACGGCAGATCCTGGCTATGGGTTCCGCTTTGACCAAGGCATGAAGGCGTTAAACGCCAGCGCCGCCGCGCGCGGTATGGGCATGTCTGGCGCGAACATTAAAGGCGCTACGGAATACGGTCAAAACATGGGCTCGCAAGAGTACCAGAACGCATTCAACCGCTATCAGACTAACCGCACCAATCAACTTACTCCGTTGCAAGGCTTGTATACCGGCGGTCAGGCGGCCGCTGCCGGATCTGCGGCGCAAGCAGGCGCGCTGGGCCAGAATTTGGGTCAGACTTACACTAATCTGGGCCAAGGTCTGGCGCAGGGGGCTGCGGCAACGGGCAGCGCAAATGCCTCAGCGTACATGAACATGGGCAACTCGCTGACAAACGCGTTGAGCGGCGGTTTGAACGCGTACATGGGGTATAACAACATGCAGGCGTACAACGCTCGCACTGCGGCAATGGCTAGGCAATGAGGGTCCGATAATGGTTGATTACAATATCGCGGTCCCGCAGCAGCAGCTTTTTCAAGCTCCTGACTTTACGCAGAACGCTATGCGTATGCAGCAAGCGCAGTTGCAGGAAATGCAAATGCAGGAGCTTGCGCGCAAAAATGCCGCCGCCAGAAACACACAGCAGCTATATGCTGACCCCAATTTTGACCAATTTTCGCCGGAAGGAATTCGACGATTAGCCCAAACTGGTGGGTATGAGGCAGGAATTGCGGCGGCAAACGCCGCTCGGCAGATAGAAGATTTGCAGCGGCGAACAGCCCTTACTAACGCGGGGCTTGAAAAAACTCGTCTAGAGATAGGTGCTGCGCAATACGACATAGCACAAAATCGTTTGGCGGCTATTCCGCCAGGCGACGCAAAAGGTTACGCAGAATGGGACCGCGTGCATGGCCCCGCCTACAGAGCCAACGGCGTAAGTCTCCCCACGCCGGAGCAGTGGGCGCAAGACCCGACAGGTAGACTTCAAGGCCATATGGTTTCTACGTCCCAGTCTGTCCGAGAGCGCGCGGCGAAGCGTGAAGAAGCCGGTCGATTTAGAGTGCAGATGACCGAAGCAGGTCCTATGGCGACAAATGACTTAGGCCAGTTTAGGATGGCTACGGAACTTCGTGACGGCGCTCCGATGGGCGGCGGCGCAGGTGCTCCTGCGGTTGGTGGCGCTCCGATGGGTGGCGCTGGTGCTCCGGCGATGCCGGGGGCAGGCGCGGCTCCCGCTGGCTTTGACATGGACCGGGCTAAGCAGGCTATTGCGGGCATTGAGAGCGGCGGCAGGTACGGCGCTCTTGGGCCGGTCACGGATCGTGGCGACCGCGCATTCGGCAAGTACCAGGTCATGGGCGCGAACATCCCTTCGTGGACCAAGGAAGCCCTTGGCCGCAGCATGACGCCTGCTGAGTTCTTGGCTAGCCCAGAAGCTCAGGAGCGAGTGTTTGAGACGCAGTTTGGCAAGAGCGTCGCCAAATATGGCAACCCAGTTGACGCCGCGTCTGTGTGGTTCTCCGGGCGTCCGCTTGCGAAGGCGGGCAACGCTTCGGACGTGCTGGGGACGACCGTCCCGCAGTACGCGCAGAAGTTTATGGCCGCATATGAAGGTGGCGCTAACGCGCCCGCCATGATGCGCGCGCCGGGGTTTGCGTCCAGCTCAGGCATTCCGGCCAACGTTGGCCTTCCGGTCGCGCCGGTAATGAACGCGCTCGCAGGCCCGCAGCCCCCGCAGCAGGGCAATGCTCTCGCCATGCAGGCTGCTCCGATGACGCAGTTGCAGGCTGCGCCAATGTTGCAGCAGCAGCCCGCGCCGGAAATTACCGCGCCGCAGCCCGCACCCGCGCCGACTACGTTTGAAGAAATGCAACGCACGGCCAACGCCCGTAACCTAGAAAAACAACGCGCTATTGAAACCATGAAGGCGCAAGTTGCGGCGGAGGCACCGCCGCGCGCCATGACCGCGCAGCAAGAGCGCTTCATGCTCAACACGGTATCTAAGGATCGTTTGTCGGCTGAAACCACTATCGGCACTATGGACGATGTGCTTAAGGCCGTGAAAGACGTGCAAGACCTTACACCCAAGCAGAAGGAAAGCGTAACCGGCATAACGGCAAAACTTCCGCCGGTTTTTGCCGATTCGCGAACGGCCCGCACCAAGCTTGACAATCTCAAGGGCGTGGTGACGCAGATGGGCAAGCGCGTTGCGTCGCTCGGCGGCGCAATCGGTAGCATGGCGGTTGCGGAATGGAAGATTGTGTCGGACGCCATCGCGTCGTTGGACACGACCAATATGAACCCCAAAGACCTTAACGACCAGCTTGACATTATCGCCGCCAAAGCCAACGCGGCTGCGGCGCGCACCAAAGACGCTTACGAGCGGCAGTACGAAGAGCTGAAAACTAAGCACGGAACCCGTTTTGATCTGAGCGGCGGCGCTGCGGCAACGACGGCGAAAGTGCCCGCGATTGGCGCGACCGATAGCGGGTATCGTTTTAAGGGCGGCGATCCCGCGAAGGCTGACAGCTGGGAAAAAATCTAATGGCCGGACCTTGGGAGAAATACGCAGCCCCTAGCGCCGAAGAAGGCCCGTGGTCTAAATACGCGCCCGCTGCGGAAGCGCGCGCGCCAGCCGCGCCCGCTGCTGCGCAGCCACCAGCCATTGACGCGGTTCCGCAAGGCCGCAGCGGGCGGATGCGCGAGGCGTTTACGCGCCCGGCGGACACCAGCAACATCCCCGTGCAGACGCTGCCGGAGATGGGCGCACGGTACAAGGATATTGGTGTCGGCGCGGGGCAAGGCGCGCTGGCGGCTATCGCGGGGCTGCCTGGTGACGTAGCAAGTTTGGCGGTAAACAACCCGTTCACGTCGCAGAACCTCGCAAACGAATGGTTTGGCGCGGCGAATAAAGACGTGGCGTCTGGCCGCATGTTGGGCGGCATAGCTACAGGTCTTGCCGCGCCGGGGCTAGGCGTGGCAAAAAACGCTTTGGCGGCAAGAAATTACCCGCTTGCGGCTAAGGGCGCAGGCGCGGCGCAGTTCGTGCTTGACCCCCTATCGCCAATGGTAGCGGGCGCAATCAATGCAGGCGCGCGCGGTGCAAAGGCTGTTGGCAACATCGGGCGCGCGGCTGAAGAGGCTACGCCAACGACGGCGGGGCTTCTTAATGAAGCCCGCGAAAGTTACCGCGTAATGGACGAGTCAAATTTGGCTATTAGCCCCAACGTGCTTCAGGCTACCGTTGGAGACATTAAGAAGTCGCTTGAGTCGTCGCGATACTTGGAAGAGCTTGACCCAATAGCCAAAAACTTTTTGAAAGTGCTGGACGAGCGGGCGCAGGCTCCGCAGTCGCTTACGCAATTGGACGCTTTGCGCGGCAAAGCCCGTGATCTAGCGTCTGAAGCGACGGGGGGCGAGCGAAAAGTTTTGTCTTCCATTTCGCGCGCGTTGGACGAGACGCTTAACAACTTGGATGTGACTAAGGTTGTTCCAAAAGACGCCGCGCTTCCTTTTGCTGCGCCGGAAACTGTACGGGATGCGTTGACGACCGCGCGCGACAAATTTGGCCGCGCGGCCAAAAGCGCTGAAATTGAAACGCTTATCCACAGGGCGGACGTATCCACGCAAGATAACCCGATTAAAGCTTTGCGAACAGAGTTTTCCGCGCTGGCGAAGAACGAGGACCGTTTGGCGCAATACTCAACGGCAGAGCAGAAAATTATTAAGGACATCGCGGCGGGCAACATCGGGTCTAGCACGCTTCAAGGTCTTGAGAACCTCATGCCAGGCTTCAGCCGAAGCAGCATGTTCGGTAACTTTATGGCCGCGACGGCGGGCGTTGTTGGGTCGTCCATTGGCGGCCCCGTTGGGTCTTTGGCGTTTAGCCTTCCCGGCGCGATAGGCAAATCGGCGGAAGCGGCGCGTGGCGCGCAGGCGGTGCCCTTCGCTAACCGATTTGCGGAAGGCATCCGCGCGGGCAATATCGGCAACGCGATGGCTGAACCGTTCACGTCTACGGCCGCCGTGCGTAACTTCCTCCGCCCCGGCGTCGGCGCGTACAACGCATTCAGTCAACAATCTAACCAGTGATCGGTGACATGGAACCTCAGACCATTATCAACATCGCTGGCGGTCTCGTCCTCTCGGTCGTGGGCTGGTTGGCGCGAGAGCTGTGGGGCGCGGTCAAAGACTTGCGCGAGGACATCCACCGAATTGAGGTCGATCTGCCCAAGACCTACGTCCCCCGCGTAGACATTGACGCACGGATGAAACATATCGAGGACATGTTCCAACGCATCTACGACAAGCTAGACGCAAAGGCGGACAAATAATGGCTTTCGGTTTTGACGACGCCATCGCGGCGGCTTTACGTGTCCTCGACAAGTTCGTGCCCGACCCGGAGGCGAAGGCCAAGGCGGAGAGCGAGCTGCGGTCCAGCCTTCAGGCGTGGGACAAGAGCCAGACCGACGTGAACGCGGTCGAGGCAGCCAACCCAAACCTGTTCGTCTCCGGGTGGCGTCCCTTTATTGGCTGGGTCTGCGGCCTTGCGCTGGCCTATCAGTACGTTGCAGCGCCGCTCCTAATGTGGGTGGCAACCAGCCTGCACATCGCGATGGCGGCCCCGCCCAAGCTCGACGGGATGCTGTGGGAGTTGGTCTTCGCGCTGCTCGGCATGGGCGGCCTTCGCACGCTGGAGAAGGTCAAGGGAGTGGCGCGCAAATGAAGGGCAACTTCGACCGTTCCTTGAAGATGATGCTGGCGCACGAAGGCGGCTACGTCTGCAACCCGCGCGACCCTGGAGGCATGACCAACCTCGGCGTCACCAAGGCGGTGTGGGAGTCCTACATCGATTGCGACGTGACGGAATCGCAGATGCGGGCGCTGACGCCCGCCAAGGTCGCGCCGCTGTACAAGGAGCGGTACTGGGACGCCGTGCGCGCCGACGAGCTGCCAGCAGGCGTGGACTACGCCATGTTCGACTTCGCGGTGAACTCCGGCCCCGTGCGCGCCATCAGGACGTTGCAGTCGTCGCTGGCGATCACAACAGACGGCATGATCGGCCCGCGCACGCTGAAGGCCGTCAGCATGAGCGCGCCCACTGTCGTGATCGACAACCTGTGCCGCGAGCGCGTGCAGTTCTTGGCCCGGCTCTCGACCTATAAGACCTTCGGGCGCGGCTGGACCCGCCGCGTCAACGAGGTGGAAGTGCTGGCTAGGGAGATGGCCGCGCTGCGTTAAGCACGGCCAGCAGCTCGTCACGCTCGCGTGAGGCGCGCAATGCTGTGAACCGCTGGTGCAGCCGCACGACGACGGTGCCCCGGCGCATCCCGACCAGCTCGTCCTGCAACAACTGCTGGACCGCTGCTTCGGACAGCTCGGGCAGCTTCTTGTTAAGATCGCGCCAGTTCATCGTCATGCTTTTAGTTCCTCTAGGGCTATGTCCGAGATCGCGCGCTTGTCGCGCAGGGCGGACCAGATCCGTTCGTCGATAGTCTTATTACAAAGCAGCAGGTAACACCAGACCGGCTGCGTCTGCCCACCCCGGTGCAGGCGTCCGACCGTCTGCTCGTAGAGTTCCAGCGACCAGGGCAGCGACACGAAGACGATCTTGTTGCCGCCGTGTTGCAGATTGAGGCCGTGGCCCGCTGACTTGGGATGGATCAGCAGCAGTTCGATCTGCCCCGCGTTCCAGCGTTCGATGGCGTTGGCGTCGTCAATCGTTTGGGCGTGCGGAAAGCGCCGCAACAGCTCGGCCAGCTCCTCCTTGTAGTTATAGACGACGAGCGTGTTCGCCCGCTGGTTCTCATCCAGCAGCTCGGCCAGCCGGTCGAACTTGTGACCGCTGATCCAGATCGCGCGCTTGTCCACGTCGAACTTGCCCGGCCTGTCGCTGGCGGTCGTCGTGCTGTGGTAGACGAACCCGGAGGCCATCTGTTGCAGCTTGCTCGTCACGGCGGCCGCGTTGGCCGCGATGACCTGATCCGATCCCAGCTCCAGCATCAGGTCGCGCTTCATAATGTTATAAGGTTTGATGTCGGTCATGTCGCACGCCAGCTCGACCGTATGCAGCGGCGGCAGCTTGTCGGCGTACACGCCAGGCTCCAGCACGAACGTCGCAGGCTTGATCGTCGCCATGATCTGCTCCAGCGATCCTTTGCGGGGCGACCACTCGCCGAAGTCGCGGTTGATGCAGACGAAGTAGCGTTGCAGGAACGCGCCCTTGGACCGGCCCAGCAGCTTCTGATCCACGATCTTGCACTGGCCAAACACGTCTTCCAGACCGTTGGACGTGAACGAGCCGGTCAAGCCCCAACGGTAGCGCACGCCCTTGAGGAGCTTCTCCAGCGCTTTGAACCGCTTTCCGCTAGGGTTCTTAACGCGCGTCAGCTCGTCGAACACCACGCCGTCGAAGCGGCGCATGTCAGCCTCCGTCAGCGTCTGGATGTTGTCGTAGTTCATGACGACCACGTCGGCGTCGGACGCCAGCGCAGCCGTCCGCTGTGCCGGCGTGCCGACCGCCAGCGCCATCGTCAACCCCGCCGCCCACTTGGGCCGCTCGACCGGCCACACGTCGGTGCAGACCCGCTTGGGCGCTAGGATCAGCCACCGCCGGGCGTAGCCGTCTGACACCGCCGCCGCCAGCGCCGTGAGCGTGATGGCGGTCTTGCCCGCGCCGACCGGCGCGAGGATCATGGCGGTATCGTGCTCGAACAGGAAGTCGGCCGCGTCGTCCTGGTACGGTCTGAGCTTTAGCATCCCGTCTCCCGCGCCCACTCGTTGATCTCTTCGCGTGACCACAGGCAAGCGTAGTCCTGTTGCAGCGTCAGCATGTCGGCGGCGAATTTGGTCTGGAGCGGTGCCAGCCGCCCGCCCTTCTTCTTCAGCTCCACGAACCACGTCTGGCCGTTGGGCAGGCACGCGACTTGGTCCGACACGCCGCGCAGGTTGGGCGACTTGAACTTGTACGTCCGCCCACCCATGCGGGCGACCGTCCAGATGAAATACGCCTCAATTTCTTTCTCAAGCATGTTTTTTGCTCCCGTTGCAAGAAAAGCTATTGCACGGGGGCCAAACATTGTCTAGCGTCTGGCTTGTCAAAAACACGGAAGGTTCACGAATGGCACAACACTCTAGTATCGTCGGCGGCTCCACAGCCAAGCGCGTCATCTCCTGCCCCGGCTCGGTCGCGCTCGTCCAGCAGATGCCGCCCAAGCCGTCCAGCAAATACGCGGACGAAGGCACGCTGCTCCACAACGTCATTGCCGAGATCTTGACGACCGACCGCACGCCTGAGAGCTACCTTGGCACGGTCTATGAGGGCATCACGCTCGACCAAGACCTAATCGACGCCAAGCTGCGCCCGGCGCTGGACGCGCTGAACGACATCGACCCCGACAAGACGATGGAATACGCCGTCGAGCAAGTCGTCGGCTTTGGTGATCTGCTGCCCGGCGTGTTCGGCTCCGCCGACCTGATCGGACGGCTGGGCAACCGCGCCATTGTCCTCGATTGGAAGTTCGGCTCCGGCGTCGCCGTGGACGTGGAGGAGAACGCGCAAGCGATGTTCTACGCCGCTGCCGCTATGCGTACTGAGGCGACCGCGTGGGCGTTCGAAGGCGCGACCGAGATCGAGTGCATTATCGTGCAGCCGCCCAGCGTCAAGCGTTGGGTGACGACGTTTGACCGCATCGCCCAGTTTGAACGCGAGCTGTTGATCGCGGTCAAGACCGCGCAACTGCCCGACGCGCCGCTCTCGTCTGGCGATCACTGCCGCTGGTGCGCCGCCAAGCCGGTCTGCCCGGTGATGACCGGAGCTGTGGACAGGGCGCTAAAAAATAAGTTGCACGCCATAGACGCGGCGCAGATTGGTGTCTATCTTAAGCAGGCTGAACTGCTTGAAGCGTGGATCAGCGGCGTGAACGAGCTCGCGTATCAGATGCTTGATGAAGGTCTGTCGGTGCCAGGCTACAAGCTGGTGCCGAAGCGTTCGACGCGCAAGTGGGTCGACGACGACAAGGCGCTTGAGGCGCTTGAGGCGCTCGGATGGCCTACTAGAGAATTGGTGGAGACGACGGTTATCAGTCCGGCGAAGGCGGAGAAGCTGCTCAAGAAGCAGAAGGTTCCGCTGCCTGCTGACCTGGTCGTGTCCATCTCAACGGGCAACACTCTGGTAACCGAGGATGATCCTCGCCCAGCGGTGATGCAGATCGGCAAGCAGCTTGCTTCCGCTCTTGGTAAACTCGTCTAAAGGAACACACGAATGTCAAA